GTAAGATTAGTGCCAAGGAAAGGATCTGCTCTGGAATTGATATTATTATATTGAGGCACTAATGCTACATCATCAAAAGTTAACATTCTCTTCATGATTCAGCCCTCACAACCTCTAAAATCTGATCAATTCTATGGGAAACTAAATGCTTATCTCTTACTTCCTGACAGCCAGCCATAGCTATTTTAGCTGCAGCATATTTGTAATCCATAGCCCATTTCATCTTTTCTTCCAGTCCATTATAAGTAAGTGTTTCATATCCAAGAAAATGTTTTCCTTCTTCAAAAAGTTTACTCATTCCATCTTTAGGATCTACATCGGTAATTAGCGGTCTTCGCATAGCCATTGACTCCACTACTCTTAGATTAGGACCATCATGCTTTTGTCCATGATTAAATAAATTTAAACACTCTGAAAGAGCAATAGGATATTTTGGCCACTTATGCTTAAAAGGTTTTGATGTTTCTTTTACACTGTAACTCCATCTATTTTTCTTACAAATCTCAATCATTGGATCAGCTCTAAAAAGGCCAGTCTTGCTCCCAATGAACCCCCAAGAGTATTCAGTATAGTATGGATAATTTCTAGCATCAAACCATTTCAAATCTGTAGCATTTGGACACCAGTGTGCTGAAGGATGTTTTGCAAATAGATCTCTTTTATTCCAGACTGCAAAGAAAACATGATTGTAAGAACTAGATATAGATTGATGAAGATCTGGCCGACCATGAGAATCTATTAACCATACTGCTGAAGGAATACTCCAATTATAATAGCTTTGTTGAAATTTAATCTCTCCTTTAGGATTTCTACCATTTTCAATTTCTAAAAGAAAATCAAAATTATTTTCATCTAATTGCTCTAGTGATTCATACTTATGTCCTTCTCCGGCTGTAGTTACATCAATACCAAGATTTTCTAAAGCTCTAAGAGCACTATGGCAATAGCATTCTACTGGACCATCTTTTCGCATATCTTGTCTAAAAACTAAACAAACCTTCATTACATTAGTACCAACGGATGATAGATATAATCACTATGCTTTAGTTTCTTTAAAATAGCAGCATTTGCTTTTAATTGGTTCTTTATTTTATTTTTATCCTCAACCCATCTACCGCCCTCTTGATCTCCTTTCTGTCTAAAAGTCTCACTAAGTTCTTCAATATCAACCCACTTCAATGGGTGAGGAATAAGTCCAGCTTTATATATTCTTTCGGCGTATTCGCCATGTGCATATCCAGCACCTTTAAACTGTGGATTTAATGCTCCTACTTCTCTTACAACTTTATTAGTAATAAATGTAAAATCCCCCCTAGGATTAGGACCATAGATAGGAGTATAATCTTTAGTTTTCATCCACTCTGTAAACTCAGGAATTGTCTCTTCAACTCGCTTATCCTGCACTCTACAAAAATGATGAATTCCTGTAGCTAAAGAAGCATTTTGATACCGCTCGAACCATCCTTTAGCAGTAGGGAAAAGATCATCTTCTAAAATGCAAATAAAAGCACAATCCTGAAGTGACCAAAGTGCTCTATTCTTATTTGCAGTTACTCCTAGATTTGGTCCTCTAACATAAATAACTTGTGGAAATTCAGATACTTTATATGGAGTTTCATCTATACTTCCATCATCACATACAACTACTCTAGTATCATTCGGAACAGTATTTAGAACAGCATCAATTAGCTCTCCAAGATAAGCTGCTCTGTTATACGTTACTATTGCTAATCCTCTTTCTTGCATTATTTATTCTCCAAACACCTCCCGAATTACTGCTTCTAGATTATCAATACATTCCTCTGGATCTGATAATCTATGAGCTGTTAAATGGCCAGCATCTCGAATCTTCTTAGCAAGATCCCTATCTGCAATTAATTTCCTTAAAGCGTTGAGCATTGCCGGAATATCTCCAACGGGATAAAGTAAACAATTCTCTCCATCCTTAGCATACTCAGCTCCAGTATCACTCAATACACAAGCACAACCAGCACTCATAGCTTCCAGTGCCATTCTTCCAAGACCTTCATTATGACTAGCTCCTAACCAAATATCACAAGTACTTAGAATATCAGCCATCTCCTGTCTATTTGGAGAGTACTTATATCTATGGCTAGGAAGATTCATACCGAACTTATCCGGATGCATTTCTCCAATACAAGTAAATCTAACAATTGGACCCATGTCTCTGAATAGAGCACCTAGAGCTAGAATCGCTTCTTTGGTCCCTTTGCTTGGATGATGATGAACTAATGTCCCAATATTAATTGGGTGAATATCTGTGCCTTCATTATACTTTCTTATATCTGAATCAAAGCACATAATTTCGTGTGCATAATGCCACCACCCAATTCTTGTAGCTTTTGTTGGTTTATAATTCCAGTCTTTAGTTGGATTTTCACAAACATCTTTTAGCCAATTAGATGATGTTACAACTGCATCCCACTTACAATTTAATCCTTGCTCTTCAAGTTGCTTGAATCTTGGATTATGAGAAAGTTTTACCATAATCTTTTTCTTTGCGTATCTAAGCTTTGAAAGAGCTTCTGCCATAGGATTATCTGAATTCGTGATAAGAAGATCACACTTAGGAATACTTTGAGCATCAATATTAATATCAAGCTCTGTCATTCCGGCTACCTCAGGATTGATATCTGTATAGACAGTAGTTAGTGAGACATTATGTCCCCGATCTGCTAGTTTATTAGCAAGTTCAATTAGAGTAGTAGGACCTCCATGCTTTCTCATATGAGGAACTACCATAACGATATCTCTCTTTTCTGTAGTAAGATCAAAATGTTTCTCAATTGCTTCAACAAATTCATTAGTTGATTTTCTACGATCATGATAAGTAAGAATTTTTCTTTGTTCTTCAATAATAGACTTTCGTTTCTCATCATCCATTAATAGATTTATAATATTGTCCGCAACTGCTTCTGTGGAGGTATCATTAGGAAATATATTAAATGAATCATTATTCAAATATTCACGAATTCCTTTATTATCCCAACCAACAACAGCTACATTACTTGCTACAGCTTCAAGAGCTGGCATACCATAAGAATGGAGTGTGGATGGATCAACAAAAACATCAACTTCTGTTCCTAGCATTTGAGCTAGTCGTGTTTGAGTTAGAGGACCAAGACAAATAGCAGAGGTTAGAATTGGTATATCCATTGCTCCATAGACCAAAATTCTTACTTCAAGTCCTTTCTCTACTGCTGCTCTTTCAATATCTTGAACAAGAGCTACTCCTCTATCAAATCCTTTACAATCATAAGTCTGAAGTATAGGAAGCATAACAGTAAGTCGTTCATCTCCATTATCTCTTCCTCTTGGATAAAATAAATCTTGATCAACTCCGGGAGAAATAGTAGCAAAAGACTTAACATTAAGTTCTTTTTCTAAAGTTTCACTAATCCAATGAGAATTGCTAATCACATTAGGAAAAGCTTTAAATGCAAGTTTTACAGTTTCAATCATCTCCGGAGCTGTATCAGAAGGTAGAAGTTCCATCTCATAAGATTGAGTATGAAGTAGTGGTTTTAGTGTAGGAACAACATCACAAATTGACTTCACTACTCCAACTAGCTCTGCTGTGGCTGCAACTACAATTCCTTTACTAAATACTCTCTTTGTAAAATTCTCAGTAAAATCATCATAGTCCTGAAATATAATAGGAGCAGTTCTTAGCTCGCCAATATAAGATTCATTTGAATTTTGCTCTCTTTTAATTAAAGCTACTCGTGCATTACCTCCCTTCTCATTAATTTCATTTACAATGTCAGCAATATATCTCATTCCTCCACACATTGTAGCAGAATGAACTACCCAACAAATATGATATTTTCCTTCAGTCTTAACTAGATGCGCTGGAATTGGATCTCTAAGATGACCAAGTGCTCTCTTCACGCTATACGTTTTATTCCAACTTTGCCATTGCGGCCATAAATTGTGAAATCTTTCATTTCCAATTTTCCTAAAAAACATGTGAGTTTCTTTATCAAATTTTGAAAAACTAGCTTCTCTTTCATGAAAAACATAAGTATCGTCAGCCATTACTGCTCTATATTTTGGATAATGAGGACCGTCAGTATAATGAATAGCTCTCATGTGCCAATCACTTTCCTCGCCATATCCTTGAGTATATCCTTCATCAAAATATCCAATTTTATCAACTAAATTTCTAGGAAAAAGAAAACAAAATCCTGTTGGTAAAATCTCTGGATATTTACGTACAGCAAATTGCTCAAATATTCTATTCATTTGTAGATAAGAAGCTCCCGGAGACATTGGAATATTGACAACTGCTGTATTATTTGTAGCTGGACAAACGATCTGATTTTTAGGATCAGCCTTATGAGCCATCACCATTTTTGTCAACCACATCGGAGTAACAAGTACATCCGAATTAAGTAAACAAACAAACTCCCCATTTCCTGCTTTGATTCCTTTATTTACAGAAGCAGCAAATCCTTTATTTTTTATGTTTGTAATAAGTGAAATATTATCTGGATTTTCTTTTTGAATTTTAACTAGCTCATTATGAGTATATAGATCTGATGCATCATCTACAATCCAGATATGGAAAGGCCAATTAGTTCTAGTGAGAACTGCATTGATACATTGTTTAGTAATATGGATAGCATTATGAACTGGAAGTATAATATCAACTAATCCTCTAGGAGAGCTAGAAATTGCTTTGATTGTATCATATACTTTTTCATTTGAATGTACAATAATTCCCCACTTTCTAGCTGGAATTACAGCATTCAAAACTTCATTAGCTTTATTTCTTAGCTCTTCTGTAAGATTATGATCTACTCCACTATGAGTTTCTCCTTCACAAATTGACTTATAAGTTTCCTTTACGTCATCGTCTGTAGGAGGAACCCAAGTTACTGTTCCATCTTCTCTATTCTTGAACGGCATTTTCTAATTCTTCCCTCACTCCTTCTCCATATTGCTGGATTTCTATAGCTCTAACTTCTTCTAACTTTTTAATCTTATAATCCAGATACCATTTAGCTTTCTTCAAATCTTCTAAATATCTACCTTTGTATTGTGCCCTAGATACATACTTTACAACATTACCTAACTCATAACATAATTTCTTTGCAGTGATGAAATCAATAGTTTCTATTCCGCCTTTTTTGTACCAATCTGGATGATTTACTGGGTCACTCACGGCGCTACTCTCCCATTTTCAATAAACGCATTATAAGTTATAGGAGCTATCTCTGCAAATATATTCTCTAGAACTTTAGCATATTCTCTCATCTCTGCCTGGGCATGAGGATGATTTCTTTGCATAAGAAAGTTCATTAAAGATCTAGCATTGACATCGAAAAAGAACTCGGTATATAAAGCTAATGGTAATACAATTCTTGCAAGTTCTTTAGCTACTCCTAGTTCCATCAAGTGTTGATATGCTTTTACTGAATTATCATAGTGAATTTTATAAATATAATCAATTGTTTCTCTATCAGCTCTATCAGCAATCTCTTCGAACTGGTAGTCTCCTCGCTTACCTATTTGAGTTCTTACAAACTCATCTTTAGGAGTGTAGAATTTATCTTTCATTTCTACGTACCTTCCTGAAATTTCATTATATCCAGCTATTCTATGCCTCATCCATTGTCGAGCTACAAAGATAGGAGCACGAATATGAAAAGAAAACCAAATACTTTCGTAGACAGACCCATGCCCTTGTTTCATTAAGTAACGAATAAGCTTTTTATCAGACTCATCTATCTTTTCTTTTTGTACATCCAAAGATATGCGAGCGTGATTGACAACAGACAAATCGCCTCCCATGGAGTTATCGAGTCTAACAAACCCATCATCTAGTACCTCATAATTTTTATTAATGCTAATAAATTGATGATATTCATCTATTTTAGTCAAGTATTGGTTCCTCATTCAAGTTATGTTCTAATATAACAAATTGTTCTTCAGAAAAAGATCTATCGCAACCTAAATCATTAGTATAATTATCCACTAATTTTCTTTTAGCTTTTATAGCTAATTCATTTTTGGTATATATCCCATAAATTATATCATATGTTCCAGAATTATAAATTACATAAACCTTTTTTAAGTTATTTACTTTAGTTATACGCTTGGAATAATAATTTGTATCCCAATCTAAATAAGTATTAGGTTCTCTTCTACCTCCAGGTTTTCCTGGTCCATCTCCACCCATATTATCTAACTCCATTTCTTTCCAATTCTAACTTGCCAAATTTTACCTTTTCCTGGATCCTTACTAATTCTAGGTTTCCAGTCTGTTAGCAAGTCTATTATAATATATAATCCTTGACACCATCTACAATCCTTTTTATTTCCTGTTGATATTTTGGATTGTATTTCACAATAATGTCCCATTATATTAATTTAATCTCTCTTCCATCGGGCAACACACAACTACCTTTTACAATACTAATTGTATATTCAGTCCATGATTCTGTGCCAACAAATACAACACCAAATCCATGAGTCCAATCTGATGGTGCTCCTCCATGAGCATAAATTGGTTGAAGCTTAGACAATGTTCCTGGACAAAATGATTTAATCAATGCTCCTGTCCAAGGGTCTCTACTTGTAGTGCTTTGCATTCTATGACAATGACCATAAACAATTGATTGACTTCTACTTTTTTCTAAATGAATAGAAGAAGCATGTTTAGCATATGACCAGCCATGAACTGCAACTAGACCTCCTGTCTTCATTTTTTTAGACTGTTTAACAAGTTGGACAAATCCTTTGATTTCTCCTGTTGGTTGTTTATATACATAGGGAATAAAAGTAAAATTATTTCTTCCTTTAGTAAGTAACTTCTTTGGGGAAATTAGAGAATAAATAGATTCACCTACTTTACCGTTATTAGCAGCCCATCTCTCAATTCTTTGTTCGTGGTTTCCTTCTAAGAAATACGTATGATTAGAAGTATTTTCTTGTACTTCGTCTAATAACTTATTACATGGATCAATTTCTAATTCACCGAAACTAAGTGCAGTATCAGTAGGAATTGTTCTTTTAGCGTGTCCACTAAAAATCTCACAATCTAAAATATCTCCAAGTAAAATTACATTTTCGGGTTGGAGAGTATTTAGTGCTGCTTTCATTACTTCTAAAGCTTCTGGATCATGTTCTGGAAAATGGATATCAGGAATGATCATCCATTGTGGTCTATGCTTTCCAGGTTTAGAAACTTTAATTTTCTTTTTCATCTATCTTCCTTTTAATTAACTCAAGAAAATCATTCAATTTCAGATAAACAATCGAGTCTTCGTATCTAGCTCTGTGTGGCTTCCAGCATACTACAGGAGTATATCCCCTTGCATTTGATTCCGCCTGTCTAAGTGCAGCAAGATTAGGAAATTCTTTCCATGCTTTACATTCCCAGCTAACTGGCAGGATCTTTCTAGCTCTATTACTTAACATTAGATCCTCACCCCCGCTACCTAACGGGCGAGAAACAACATCATCTTCTGGTAGATTGAAAAACTCTCTAACTTTCTTAGCTACATGTTGCTGAAAAATCCTGCCCTTGTTTTTACGACTCTGAGTCTTCATCGTCCTCTAATTCATTATCATGAGAAACTCTTGTCTTTATTGCTCTTGTTGATAATGGGTCAAGAATTCGCCTTTCTGGTAAAATAATACCATCCACAACTCCATTCTTTAACATATCATTAGCATCAAGCCAAAATTCTCCTTCAACTTTAGAATGGTCATACCACCACTGAGCTGTATGTTTGGTATGCCTTCCAAGTAGTTTCCAGTATGTTTGAGATAGTTTTTTGTTCAATTCTGCTTGTGCTTGTAATTCATCGTCGTCTCCTGATATTTCTGCTCTTCCTTTGTGTGTCATGAATAGACAAAGAGGAGAACAATATCTTTCATCCCCAGAAACAAGAATTAGAGATGCTGCTGAACATACCATTCCCATTCCAACGGTAATAACCGGAGAAGAACATAGAGTAATAGCGTCATATAAATGAAGCATCATATCATCAAACCCGCCAGGAGAATTAATAACTAAAATAATAGGTTCCTTTGCTCTATCACCCAAATACTTTTCAGTGGTAAGATATTTTAGCTGTTTAACAATAGAATGAACAGTATCTAAATCAACCTCACCAATTAAATAAACTATCCTATTTTCAATGTCTATACAATACTCTTCAAGAAATTCAAAATATGGATGTACCCCATTACATTTTCCATTATAATTTTTTTGTTTATGTTGAGGCAATTGATGTTACTCCATTCTGCTTTTCTACATGAATTCTTTCCGAAATAAGTGACTTTAGATTTTCTTCATTAGAGATTAATAGAATTGTCTCTCTTCTAGAGGATAGCTCATTAGTTAAATAACTAACAAGATTCTCACAATTTCTATCATCTAATGCCATGAATGGTTCATCCAAAATCAAGAAATGAGAAGAGCCTTTAACTTGAGTTTCTGCAAGATCAGCAAGAGCAAGTCCTACTGCAAATGAAGCTATCTGCTGCTCTCCTCCTGAAAGACTATCAAATCCATTACCACCAGTTTCAGAATATACATTTACATTGAACCCTAATCTTTCATCTCCTGACTTCAATGTCTTAGAAGTATCAAATTCAACTTTCAATTGACTGTTTCCTAGTCCTTTCAAATGAGTAGCTGTTCGTGACTGAAGAAATGGACAGGCTCTGCGGAAAAGGAAAGTTTTAAAATCTTTACCAAAAGTTTCACTCCAAAAATGCAAGTGATCAACTTCCTCTTCTAAAGCTTTGATTTCCTTTTGTACTGCTTCAATAGATTCAACAAGATTCTTTTCTTTATTCTTGTGAAACTCAATTGCTTCTTTATAAGGATTCTTGGAGGATTCAGCTTGTTCTAATTCTGCTTGTAGTCTTGACTGCAATGATGGATCGATATCTTTTTCCAATCTGCTGATTTCAGTAGAAAGATAATTCTTGTTTGATAACTTTTCAACTACCGAATCATAGAGCTTTTTACTTTCCTTATAATTAAGTTCACACGCTTCTGCATGAACTCTCCAGCCTTCTAGTGATTGCTTTGCACTATCAATATATTTATCAAGGTTAGAAAGCTCTCCTCTAATCTCATGTTGTTTGAGTAAAAGATCTCGAATTGTTTGCTCAGGAAGTGGCTGTTTACATGTTGGGCAGTTCTCATTAATATCAACAAGTTTTGCCTTTTTAATTTCCTTCTCAGTTTTTAATTGTCGTTCAGCAGTTTCACATTCTGATACTTTAGTTTTCGCACTATTAAAATCTTCTAACCTACCTTCATAATCTTCCTTGTACGCTGCTAAATCAATCTCTTTAAACTCTTGTAGCTTTAATTTAAGTTCCTCAAGTCTTTGATTTTTCTCAGAAGTTGCTTCCTTATACTCATTTAATTTTCTTTTAATATCAGCAACCTTTTGTAACTTCTGTGTATCAAAATTTTTGCTTTGTGAGGATAATCCATCAATTGTTCTGTGAACTTCAGTCAATCCTCCATTATGATATGCTTGTTCTTCTGATAACTTGGTAAGATTATTTCTCAATTCTTTCTGAGACTCCTTAGCATACTTTGACCAGTTAGTAAGCTCTGCGATTGGGAGAATTTGTTCTAGAATTTCTACTTGTTGTGCCGGAGTTAATGATAGAAAACTTTTATCTCTACCTTGACCAAAGAAATCAGTTTGCAGAAAAGTAACAAAATCCCTACCTAAAGCTTCATTAATATGTTCTTGGGTATCGTTCTGATTTCTTTTTGTTAAGCCTTCCCATTCTCCACTATCATCAATATATCTCCTAAGTCGAAGAGCAGATGGTCGCATTCTTGTTACTTCATACATATGACCATCTACTCCTTGAAATTTAACTTCTCCCCAACAGAAAGGCTCTTCAACGTGCCTATTTATTACATCGTCTCCTTTTGTACCACCTGCAGTTCTACCAAATAAAGTCCACAGAATTGCTTTGTTTGCTACTGTACTTTTCCCAGATCCGTTAGCCGATCCTTCATCCTGTGAATATCCTGTAGTAAGTGTCAATCCTCTTTTTTCTAGGATAATAGAAATTTCTCCAATGGAAAATAAATCTTGTGCTTTTAGGCTAAGGAGCTTCATATTTATTACTCATTACTTCTTTACCAACTTCTAATCGTCTTCCAGATAGTTTATTTGACTTTACATATTCTTCAAACAATTGATCAAATGTATCAAACTTTTCTGCTTCAATCTCCTTATTTTCTTCTTCTTGATATTCAATCTCAACAAATTGATAGGAAGAATCATTAACTAGAATTTTTCTAATGTCATCTCCAATTAAACGGTTTGGTACATTAATAACTTTAATAAAATCGTTAGCGTATGGCGGTGGACCATTCGTAATAAGTTCTTCTCTAATATCTTCTAAACCAGAGCAATCAATTTTTATAAATTTCCTACAATTCGATGGAACAAATTTAATATGAAGATTTCTTCCATCATACATCACATCAAGAAATCCTCTCTCTTCTCCAGCATCTCCCCAGTTAAATTGCATAGGAGCGCCTGGAATTGTTAGTTTATCATTTACTCTTTTGAAGGAATGATAGTGTCCAGCAAAAACATGTAGAACATTATCAGGAATCATGTCCGGAGTTAGTATTTCATTTAGCTTGAATCCTTTAGAATTTACTTCAACTCCATGCACTCCTTGGTGAAGAAGAACAATAGCACCATCAGTAACTTTCTTATGCTTTTCTGAAATCCATGAAAGCCACCATGAAAGTTTATCTGGATCTTCAGTGTAATTTAATCCACATATTGGTGGCATGTCTGGTAGTTCAAGTAACTTCTCATTTGCACACTGACCAAATTGTGATAGGAAATCTAGAGAGTGAATCTTACCTTGCTTATCTGCTTGATCATGATTACCAACAATGTAAATGAATTCTACTCCAAAACTTCTATTTATATCATTTAGATGTAGATAAGCTTGTTGTAAAACTTCTGTTTTTACATGGCCAGATGTATGAAAGAAATCACCACAAAATAGAATATGTCTAATATTATTATCAGATGCATAAATACACATTTCTTCTAAAAATGCAATTTGATTATCTAGTCTGCTGGTACCAACAGCACCATACTTCCATAGATTCAAATGCAAATCGCTAAATACAAGAAATCTACTCATTTGTATGGCCTAATCAGTTTCTTTTCAACTGCCTTCTTAATAAACCATTCATATGCTGAATCGATACCATCACCATTTTCTTCAACAAAAGGTTTCCATTCTTTTCGAGAAAGTTGAACTTTAGCGTCTTCGAAATAATAACTTTGATTATTTAGTTTTTGGATCTCTCCAATACGAATCATTGCATCAAATAAGTTTTCATAAAGATCATAACCATTTTCTAGAAGTTGAACTCCTACCTTGGGAGAATCTGTATGAGCTACTTTATTTTTCTCAATACTTAAATTAACTTTCATTCCTCTTCGCTTTTTATTCTCTCCCTCCCCAACAGTTACATCTCCTGTTCGTGCAAATTCAATTCTCATACTGGACCAGAACTTTAGAGCATGACCACCAGCTGATTGACTTTGCTTAGCAAATTGCATAGCAGAGATCTTAGAAGTTGAGTGATTAATATAAAGAGCAAGTACATTATTTTCTGCAATATCGCATGTTAGCTTTCTAAGACCGTTACGAATCGCTCGTGCATCTGTACCAATCTTCTGAACTTCTCCTAGGTTCTTAGCTGCTGCTTCCTCAGAAGGAACTGCGGTAATTGAATCTACTACCATAACAAAAGGCAGCTCTTCATTCTTTACTTTTTCATAAGTTTGAATAGCTTTATCTTGAATATTGAGAGCAGCTTCAATTGTTCTTGCTTCACCGACCATAATACGATCTGGATCTACTCCATTCAAAGCAGCCCAATATGGATCCCAAGTAAACTCAGTATCAATCCATAGACAATATCCACCTTTCCTTTGAGCAGAAGCAATAGCTGCTAGAGCAGCACAAGTCTTTCCTGAAGCTTCAAATCCATAAAGCTCAATGCTTCTTCCAGCTGGATAGCCAGGTCTTCCTAGCTCAAGATCAAGTTGAGGAATGCGAGTAGGAATTCCAAAAGGAATGTGTGAAGATAATCTTAGATCTGTTCCTGTAAATACAGAGAACTCAAGTTCTTTTTTCTTTTTATCCGCCTTAGCTGAAAGACCAGACATTTCATTTAAAAAATCATCAAAGGAATCAGACAATTAAACCTCCGTCTCAATAATCTGTTCTCGATCAGGACCAACTCCAACTAATGTGATTTCTCTATCCAAAGCTTCCTCAATAAAAAATAGAAAATCTTGTGCTTCTCGTGGAAGATCATTCCAATCTCTAGCATTTGAAATATTTTCTTTCCACCCAGGGAATACTTTATATCGCGGTTCAAAATTCTCTACGTTTCTCATAACATGGTAATAATATTCTTCAGAATATAATCCATAATCTTGACAAACTCTAATCTCTTTAAATCCTGTCAGAATATCTAGCTTGGTAATAGCTAGCTCAGTTACTCCATTTAATCTAATTGCATACTTGAGTGCTGGAATATCTAGCCAACCACATCTTCTCTTTCTTCCAGTAGTAGCCCCAAATTCATTACCAACAGAACTCATTCTTTCTCCATAGAACCCAGTCTCTTCTGTTGGAAATGGACCAGCTGCTACTCTTGTAGAATAAGCTTTTACTACTCCAATCACATCATCAACATCTTGTGGAGCAATTCCAGCTCCTCCACACACACCACCTGTAATTGTAGTAGAAGATGTGACAAAAGGATAAGAGCCATGATCAATATCTAGCATAGCTCCTTGAGCCCCTTCAAAGAGAATTTCCTTATTTGCATCCATGGCTGGCCAAAGATGAGCTTCTGTATTGTATATATAAGGAGCCAATTTATCTGACCATTTTTCAAAAAGAGGTATTAAATCTCGTTCAATATAAGCATCTTGAACATAACATTCTTTTCCGGAATAAAAACTAAACAAAGGATTTTTTTCTCTTAATACAACATCAATAATTTCAGAATAGCATTCTGGTTCAAGCAAATTATGCATTCGAATTCCGTGACGAGAAGCTTTGTCCTCATAGGCTGGACCTACACCTCTAAGACATGTACCAATTTTGCTATTTCCTTTAAATTCCTCCCTTGCTTTATCTAATTCCACATGAATAGGAAGAATTAGATTAGCTTTATCTGAAATAAGAAGTCTATGATTATCAATATCAAGTGCTTCAATTTCTTCAATTAAAACATTTGGATCAACAACTACACCTGGACCGATGATATTTGTAACATGAGGATAGAGAACTCCCGATGGAAGTAAATGAACAACTGTTTTCTTGCCATCTACCCAAATAGTATGGCCAGCATTATTACCGCCTTGGAATCTAACTACATAATCAGATTCCTGTGCTAAATAATCAACAATTTTTCCTTTACCTTCATCTCCCCATTGGCAACCAACTACAACGGTATTAGGCATAAACTCTCCTTATTTGAGTCCTAGGAGAAGAAAACAATGAAGACAACATATCGGAGAAATTTTCTCCTCCTAGGTTATATTAATCATCAAAGCGAAAAGGAGTTACAGGCTCATCATCATCCTCTTCTTCCTCTTCTTCTTCCTCATCATCGAACACTTCATCATCATCAAAATCATCTTCTGTATCTTCAGTAGGAACTCCTAGAGTCTCTACCTCATCTACATCAACTTCTGTTGAAACAACAGTAGCTGTATTCTTGCGAGGACGGCCTCTACCTCGAAGCTCTACTCCCATATCTTTTAGATATCGAGCTACTGTAGGAACACTTACACCATAAGAGGCAGCAACCCTTACAAGAGACATACCACCTAGAGTATAAGCTTCCTTCATCTTCTGAGCAACTTCACTATTGAACATATCTGTTCTTGACATTTTTATTCTCCTTTCTTACTTTTCTTGCCAAATTTAGGTGGCTCTGGAATAACAACTCCCTCTGGTAGGGACTGACCTTCTGGAGCTACCATTGCTGGACTTGTAAATGAACTACTAGATGCTGTTTCTCCTGTTGTAGTTCCAACTGAGGATGAAGCATTTAGCGATTTTGAACCTCCAAAAGACATTTTCGATGCTTTTGGTTTTGATTTAGAATCAACCTCACCTTTCAACTGCTCTACAATACCAAGCATTTCTTCATGTGTCTTGACTCCACTTCTATGAACTTCATCTAGATCATGAATAACAAGAGTACTTGGATCAACATCTCTTTCAGCTAGTAGTTGAAAAATATTACTTCGCTTACTTTGAGGAATGATTGTATACTTAGTATCATACTGTCCTGATCCTTCTCTTTCAATAATAATATTCAGACCATCTTCGTAATCAATAATATTACCCCAATCAGTTTTGTCACATTCATACTTTACTAAATGCCTTTTTACCTCAGTAGGAACCTTCAAAACTTTAATACCATCAGAAGGTGAAACTTCATCAGGAGATGAGATAATAATAGCATTCATAATATATCGGGTATTTGATCTAAAACTACTAACCTTTTCTATCTCATCTTCATTTCCAGATTGGTATACAGATCTTACCCAATCCGAAATTGGATCTTCCATGTCAAAATCTTTTGGACTAGTGATATAACCAAACGGTCTCACGAAATATTCGGTTACTTCTCTAAACCAAATTTTATCCTCAGGAGGAATAACTCTAATTACTGTTTTTCCAGGCTTTAGAATATAAAAAACATGTTTATTACTGTTTCCACTTTCCTTACCTTGATTTTCCGCCTTTTGTTTTTCGAATTCCCGATTAATCCAATTTTCATATTCTTGATCTGACATTTATTTCTCCTTTAATTAAATTGATCTGCTTTCATCAACTGACGATCACGATATGCAAGCGCCTGTAGACATTGTAATTTTCCTTGTAAAGCTCTCATAGCCCATTGCATCATATTATGATTACTCCTTGACTGAGAGATGCTATTTACAAGTGCAAGTCTTAAGTCATCTCCAATGATTGTATTAGTAATCTTAGCTTCAGTAAGCTTGTCACCAGAGTTAGCAGCGTCATCTCTAATCTTAGCATCAAGATCTGCTTTATATTTCTCTAGCGTGGTTTCTTTTTGCTCTACCTCCACTCTAAGTCTTACCTCAACCTCTCCATAATCTAACATTATCTTTCCCATATTACAAAGCTCCCAATCAATATGGGACGGATCAATTGTAAAATCATTTTCTTTTAATACAAATTCTTCTTTTCCATCTTGTGTTTCAACATATACTGCTTTGCCAGTATGTGATACTTCACTCATTTACTTATCCCTTCTGAATTTAGTGTTTCCTCGAATTCTATCTCCCGCTTCAAGTTTCATTTCAAATCTCCTGCCACAAGTCTAAGACACACAGTACACTTCCAGTATCCTTTGTCCTTTGTACCATAATTGAAAACCCTGTTTCCTG